AGTCGTTCTCCGGGCACTCGCCGAGAAGCGCCGTCCCGAGCTGGTGGAGCTCCTCCAGCCGATGCGCCGGGATGCGCTCTGTCTCGTGCTGGAAGCCGTTGAACAGCTCGCCGCCGTCCTTGGTGTGTTCGTCCACCTCCCGCGGCAGGTGCCGCAGCCGGGAGAGGTCTTCAAAGCTCACGCCCTCCAGCACCGTCTCCCACGCTGCGCCCGCCTCGGCGATCTGCGCCGCATAGTGCTCGCACTCGTTCTCCTGCAGGATCTGTCCGTCCCGCAGCGCCGCAAGGTAGGCCAGCGCCTCATGCCCGCCAAGCAGGGCGGTCAGGGTGTCCTCAGCGTGCCTCACGCCCTCGATGTGCTCCCGCAGCGCTCGCTCGCTCCGCTCCCGGATGCGTAGGTCTTGTGCCTCCGCGTCCTCGTAGAGCTGTCCCAGCGGGCACTTCGCGCAAATGGCGTCCAGCTCCTCCTGCGTGTGTCCGGCCCGGTTCTTGCACCGCTCGTCGCACACGAACGCCAGCAGCTCTTCGGGGTTGCGCGGCATAGGGCCGTCCAGCCGTCCCGCGCCGAAGGTGTCCGGGTCGGTGATGACCTCGCTCTCCGGCAGGAAGCCGATCTGATGCAGCGCCATCTTGAAGCCGTAAAGCTCGTGCGCGGCGGTGCGCGGGTCGGTGTCGGGGTAGTGCTTGCTCTTGACCTGCGTGGCAAGGCGGCGCGTCCAGCCCTCGATCAGGGCGGCGGGCTCCACCGCCTCCTCGGTATAGCTCTCATTCGTTTCCACGGCGGCGGTGTAGGTGGGCGGCTCGTCCGTGATGTCCTCCTCGGACTCCAGCCCCCGTGCCAGCTCCACGGCCACCTCCAGCGTGTCCGCGTCGTCGTACTCCATCGCGCCCCGGTCGATGTCCAGATTGCCCGTGTAGACCTCCGCGTCGATCACGCCGTACTCTCCGAGGGCCGTACCCTCGTACTCACGCTTCTCGCGGTCGTTGAACTTGACCACGAGGAAGCCGTTGATCTTCTTGATCTTTCTCATGCTGCCGTCATTCCTTTCTGCCCTGCCATCTTCAGACCGGGTGGGGCAGTTCCCGGTGACGCCCTTCCGGGCGTTTCGGCTTAGTGGTGGGTCGCTTCAAAGTTCTCAATCGCCCAGCGGTTGCCCGTGGCGTACACGGCCCGCCGCGTCCGCTCCTGTGGCGTTTCCCGCCTCGGCATGGCCGCCAGTGCCTCCATCATGCCGCACCTCGGGCAGATGTCCGTCTGGTTGTCCGCTCGCGACAGCGCGGGCGGCTCGTCGTATGCTCGCCCACACAGCGGGCAGATGTGCGGTTGCTCCTTCATGCTGCTGCTCCTTCCTGCAAAGCTCATCCGGCCAGTGGCGGGATGACGCGGATCGTGTCGTGGTACTTGTTCAGAATGATTAGCTCGCCGTTTGCTTTCTGCTTCACGACCAGCCAGTTCTCCGGGGCGAGGCCCGCTTGCCCGAGCCGGATCTTCTGCTTGCGGGTGGGCTTCTTGCCGCGTCTCATGATCTGCCTCCTTTCCTTTTCTCGGCGTTTGTGGTAGAGCAAAAGCGAACGGCGGTCGGCGGAATTAAATCTAAGAGTCGCTTAGGTGTTGGTGGGCTTTAGCAGTCCGTCAGGGTGTCGCCCTTGACCTCGTAACGATTGGGACCGATGATGACGAAGGCCAGCATATTGGTCGTGCCGTCATGGTTGACCTGATTGATCGCCTCGTCCAGCTTGCCGTTGGTGACGTGGACTTTCTCCATGCTGCCGGTGCCGGTGTCCAACAGGCCGAAGCCGTTGGCCTCCCCCGGGGTATCTCCGACAGTGGTGAGGGCCATCTCGTCGGGGGTGATCTCGTTGCGGCCCGGTTCCAAGTTGAAGCCCGCCTCCGCCTCCTTCAAGGCGTCGTTCGTCTCTTCCAGTGTGGCCTCGCCAGTGGTGTACTTGAACAGGATGTCTGCGATGTCGTTCTTCATGTTGTCGTTCTCCTTCTGAAAAACGCCTCCGCCGCTCGCTTTTACTCTACCGTTCGCCGATTTGCTATTTCATTTTCGGTCGGGGTGTGCTATGATTTACTTGCTTTATACTTAAATCAGGTTACACCCCTATTATAGTCTCCGTTCGGCTACTTGTCAAGCGGAAAGTCTCTGAAAATCTACTTTTTGACGGGAGGCATTTTATGTCCGAATTAGTTGATAGAATTGAACAGGCCATAAAGGAAAAGGGCAGTAATTTCAAGCGCGTCGAGCGTGAGTGTGGTCTCGGAAATGGTACTATAAAGCGGTGGGGTGAACAGAGCCCCCGCCTCGACAAGCTCGTCCTTGTCTCCGAATATCTACAAATCTCTCTGGACTATCTCGTCTTTGGGCGTAGCTGTTCGGAGACTGCACAGGAGAATGACCGCAATGCGGCTTTCGAGCACCTCAAGCAAGAACAAGGTCTGACCTGCGACGGTTCGCCGTTGGAGGACGAGGAAGCCGATCTGATCGCCATGTATCGCCTCTTGCCGGAGGAGCAACAGGAGGACATTTTTGACCTCGTTCATCTCAAATATCGAAAGCACGTCGAACGGAAAAAAGAGTCTATTTACTGGACGTATCACAACGGCAGCTCCGTAACAAAAAGCGGCACCGCCGAGGACGCTGAAGCCCAAGGTGGAACCGCTTGATTTTTTGCGCTGTTTTGATTTAGTTGTAAATCTGTTTTCTGTAGAATTGAAAAACGCCCGCGCCGCACTCGCAAAACGCCCGAAACCATTGAAAACAGGGCAATTCTACAGCTTTTCGCAGTTTTGACCGAAATGTAGAATTGCTCGCCGCCTGTTTTGGCCCGGTTCGCCGCCCCGCCGCGCACGCCTCGCACGGCCAGCGCACGCCCTAATCCCCACCGATCCGCGCCGAAAAGCCCCGTTTTCCCGAAAATTCGCACGCTCTAACGCTCCGTTAGCACGCTTGCCCCTCTTGCAATCCGCCGCCGCGTCTGCTACAATAGCAGCATGAGCCGCGAAGCTCTCGTCCTCTTGGTCTGCTGCTGTGACTTCCGGGACGGGGCCGAGCGGCTCATACCATCTAAAAGCCTCAGAAATGCCGTTATACGGGCGTTTCCGGGGCTTTTTCGTATTCTGCGTATGTGTGCGCCTCGCCGCGCCGCCGCCGTTGTGCGGCCTCGTGAGCGTAAAAAAGCGCCGACCGCCGCCGACGCATCCTCATCTCAAGATTGTTGATAATTCGCGCCGCCGTCCCGCGCCGAAAGTCGCCGTTTCCCGCGTATTTCAAGGGTTTTCCCGCCGTCTCCCCCCTCATCCCGTCTTATCCCGCATTTCTCAAATATCCTGTCTCCCCACAATATCGAAGGCTTTCAAGCGCTTCAATAGGTTGGAAACAAGAGAGGGTTTTAAGGGAACAAGATAAATTTCGTTCCCTTAAAACCCTCGTTCATACCCCTTTTTATGGCATGAGTACGCCAAAGACAACATAATTTTCATTTAAAATGGATTCGTTGCGGGTCAGGATTTTTCCATGATACCGTTCCGTCATGCGTAGGATGTTATACAGACCAAAGCCGTGGCCGTCACGATTCGTCTTTGTTGTTACGCCTTTTCCAAACAAGGCCATAAATTCAGTATTTGACAGTGGCGGAGCCGGATTGGAAACTGTCAACTCCAGAAAATCCCCCTGTTTCTTGCTGGATAAAAAAATTGTACTTCCTTTCGGTGAAGCCTCGATTGCATTATCCAATAAAATCCCAATGACCTCGATCCATTCTGTTTCCGGGGTGACAGTTTTCTTGAAAAGACCATGTAAAGATAATTCTATGTGATGATTTGCCGCTTCTGCCTGCTTTATTTTTCCAAACAGCATCCCGGCAATCATTTTGCTGTCACATGAGAGCAGTTCCCTGTCATTAAGACTGATTCCAATACTTCCCGTGAGAGCCGTCACTTCTTTCCGGGCTTCTTCTATAGTATCAGCAGAGGTAACGGCGGCTTCAATCGCCATCATCCGGTTATTAAATTCATGCTGCCTTGCCCTAACCTGTGAGATCAATTCTTCTACAATGGGCACATACTGCTCAATCATGTGGATTCGCTTTTGCTCCTGAATTCGACGCTGATGTAGGAACAGCAATATACTGTCCAGCAGCAGTACCGCAAGGATCAGTATATTAATTATCCATAGGTTGGCAAGAAGCCTATCCACATCAAAAGAGAGAATCGAAAGCACTGTCATGAGAAGCACAGCGATATTGGTGGATACGATCAAAATTGTAAAATCGCTTCTTTGGACGAGCTGATGGATTAAGCCGAAAAGCGGCGTGAACTCCAGTACAACTATAAGGCACAATGCCGCTGCACGGCTACCCAACAGGAGTAAAATATCCGTAGCTCCGCAGACAGCAAAAAGAACCACGCACAGACATTTGACGAACAGAAAAACGGAGAAAGCCGCCATTGTGCCGCAGAAAACCGTGCCGCTGGATTTGGAGCCGAAGAAAATACTGCTCAACAACAATACTGCAAAAATCAAAAACAGCAATCCAACAATATTGTCTGCTGGTAGTATTTCAAAACCTTCACTGCGGAAAGATGCCGTCATATTTGCGCCAATAGAGAAATCCACTCTCGGCACAACACAAAGTACAAGAAGAATAGGAAAAACGAAAAAATCCTTTGCCTTTATTTCTGCTTTTTGCCGGAAAACGACTTCACAGCAGAGAGCCAGTATTCCCGCATCCAATCCCAACTGTATCAGATTCATTAGAAAGTCCATGCTTACCCCCACAATTCGGCCTGATATTTATTTCCGACGGGGATTGTATCTGTAAATCCTTTCAGACAAATCTTCCGCCCAGATTTGTCAATTTTCTCGATATGGGATTTGTTCACGGCATAACTCTTATGGCACTGAACAAATGCTGGATCATCAAGCAACGCCAATAAACCAGACAAAGTGTACCCGGAAATCGTATCTTCTTTGATGCCGGACAGACGGCTACTGGTATGGATCACAAGTTTTTTTCCAAAGGCTTCGATATAGGCAATATCCTGTGTAACATATTCTAAGATAAATTGCTTTTGCTCAATCTGAATGGTTTTTGCTTGTTGGCTCATCTGTTTAGACAATCCCAACGCGTCACGAAATGCCGTTACAAATTCTTCTTCGCCAAATGGCTTTACAAGAAAACTGTAACACTTCACATCTCGATAAGCTGAAAGTTCTTCTCCTGCCAATGCCGTTTCAAAAATGATCGGCGTATATTTATATTCCGGCAATTCGCGGAGCTGCTTTGCTAAATTTGTTCCTTTATAGTCCTCTAACTGAATATCGAGGATAAACAAGGAAATATCGTTCGCTTTTGCGTATTGCAGGGCATCGCCTGCTTCGGGAAAAGAAACCACGTCCAATTCAGCGAATATTT